TTAAAAGTTAGAATTGTTTACTAAAATATCATAATCATTAAAATTTGCAAAATCAATTTCATCTGCATCAATCCTTCTTTGAATTTTATCATTAAGATCGCCCCTCTCTAATAATCTCTTTTTTCTAATATCTAAAGGTATATCTAAATATATGATACTACAATTTTTTCTATCTATAGGATTAATTGCCTCAACACCCTTAGGAGTCATAACAAATAAATTACAGCTATTTTTAAATTGATCATGACTTGTGCCATAAAACCATCCATTAAATTCTACATACTCATACCAAAAGTTTTGAGATGCTAATCTAGTAAATTCATCTTCAGATACAAAATAATAATCTTGGCCATCTATTTCCCCTTCCCTAGGAGGTCTTGTAGTATATGAAGTACCGTATATAAAACCCCTACCTTCTAAGACCTTTCTCATATGATCTTTTCCAGCAGCAGCCTTTCCTATTAATATAACTTTATTCATCCCCCTTAGATTCTTCTCCTTCAAAGGTTCTTTCTAATGTTGATAAGCAATCCTCGGCTTCGGCTAATGATCTAGTCAAAGTCATCATCTCTAAAATATGCTGGGGGTGTTCACCTATACCAACTGGATTTGTTAAATAAATTGTTAATGTTGCTAAAGCCAATTGTTTCTGTGCTTCAAATTGAGATTTTAAAGCATCGTAAATTATATTCTTATTCATAGTTAATCTATTAAAAGTTGTATATGTTCAAAGTTATTTTTAATTTTCTCGTTAAAGAATTTACCAACTGAATCTGCTTTACATAAATTATCATATAAATCAGGATCTACGTTTGTATATTCATATAAAGCTCCACTTGTAAATTCCACCTTAAGAGTATTGGTAGCGAAATTATAAACATATTTGTTGATCATTGATGAATCAACTGTTGATGATTGTTCTTTTATCATATTATTTTATTTTAATTGTATAAAGTTTTTTTACTTTGTCTACTGCAAGATGCTTGATTTCTGCTAGCCATTGCCATGCGTCAGATTCACTATTTGCTTTGCATGCTATTCGGCAATCATTGTTTATGCAAAATTGATAAGTCTCCATAGTTATTGATTTATTATTATATGTTGTTTTTTAAAAAAGTTTACTTAATTGATAGCTTTAATTTTTTAAGATCTTCTAAATACATTGCCTTAGGATCAGTTGTTTTTAATGTTTCAAGTGCAATAATACACTCTTCTTTTTCTAATAACAATTTTTCATATCTTTCTTTTGTTAGAGAATGAATGGCCATTGATAAAAGATAATCATATGAATTATGAACAGTATCATAATCAGCAGTTTCTAAATAAAGTATAATGGTTTTCTTAGGTACATTATTAATTTTTAACTTACCATCAATAATATCTTTAATAAACCTTGCTTTATTTGTTACTAATGATAATTGTTTTTCTGTTTTATCAATTAAGTAATCTTTTCGTGTTTGGTACCACCCTAACCTTACACCTACAAAATGTTTTACTATATCTTCAGCTTTGTCAAAAATCTTTAATTCACCATTTTCATCTATTGTTGTTAGATTTTCAGTTTCTTGAGTATTTAATCTTAAAACCCTTTCCAATTTACCTTCACTGCTTACTAAGCTATTTAATACAGATCTTCTAAATTTTAATATGTATTCAATAGTTTCAGACGAATTATCATCATAAGAAGTTATTATTCCTTTTTCTTGTAAAAGATTTAATATTTCTTCATACTTTTCATATGTATAGTTTGGTGGTATTGCAGTTATCTTTATTGTAGTTGTATTAATAATTTGATACTGACCTGTAATCTTCCATGTTTTTGGATTTTCTAAATCTCTAGTAAAAGTTCCTTTAAATTCTTCGATCCACGGTGCTAATACTTTTATACTTTTATTATTAAGAGTAGATATACATGCATCTATCACATCTTTAGGATTTCTATTTAAAATATTTGTAGCAAAACCAACAGCAATACCAGATGTACCATTTAATATAACAGTTGGTACTATAGGTAAGAAAAACGCAGGTTCTATTTTTTCGCCTTCTTCTATTTTATTTTCTAGTAAATCAAAGTCTTGATAAAGTAATCTAAAATTAGGATGTAGCTTTGCACTAATATAACGAGGTGCTCCTGCGGCCGGGCTTCGTAAAGAACCAAACTGACCAATGCCTTCCAATAATGGTAATGAATTTTTAAATTTTTGAGCCATCCCAACCATAGATGATTCCAATGAAGTATTACCATGATGATAAAATGCCTCGGCTGCTACTCTACCTGCAAGTTGAAATAACTTCATAGGTTTTTCATTACCAGTCTTCCATATTTTATTTGCAATATAAACAACTTTTCTCTGTGTTGGTTTAAGTCCATCAATGCAACTTGGTATAGCTCTGTTTTCTACAACATATCTTGCATAATCTAAATATTCCTTATCAAAAAAGGATGTTACTGTTCTAGTGTTTTTCATTTAAAATAATGATTTGTTGTTTTTAATTATTACAGTCTCCCCAAGTATCTTTCTTTTACGTGGTGTAGAATCTTTAGAAAACCATATATCTAAAGTATTGTTAAATCCATTATCTTTTGTGAGAGTAAAGGTTCTCGGGCTTCTAATGATCTCTTTATATTCTGCATCTTCTAGTGCAGCTAAACCTTTCTTATATTCAATTGACCAAGAATTTAAATTGTTCTGTTTAGATTCCCATACTCTATAATCATCATCTGAATAAAAGTTTAAAGATTCTTTACCTTTCTTTGCAACCATCAGAGGTGTTTCTACTTTAAGTATTCTACCTTCACTAAATAATTCTGGCCAGTATTTACCTAAGAAATTAATTAATAATGCTGCTATAGAATTACCATCTACATCTGCATCGGTATATAAAAGTATTTTACCATATCTTAAATCTTTAGGTTCATGTCCTATCTTTAAACCCATCGCAGCCATCATTGATTGTACTTCTTTATTCTGTACAACTATAGATGCAGGCAATTCTCTAACATTAATAAATTTACCTCTTAGTGGAAATGCTCCTTGATATTGTGGTTCTCTATATCTTCTAAATGCAGATGATGCAGAATCACCTTCAAATATTGCAAGTGTACATTTTTCTCTATCACCCCTTTTCTTTGCATCAATTAATTTAAGAACTTTAGTTTTATCTAAACCTTTATTTAATTTTCTAAGCTTTGCTCTTTCATCAGCATCCTTCTTTCTCTCAATCCAATCTAACACAGATTGTATAATCTCAGAATTTAAAATTTGATTTAAAACTTTTTCACTTAATATATGACTTGTACCAAAATCTTTAGGTGGTGTAATTAACTTTTCTTTAGTTTGAGAAGAAAATGATGGATTAATAACAGTACAGTTAATAAACAAATATAAATGTTGCCTTAATTCTGAAGGCTTTACCTCTACTCTATATTTCCTTTTAATTTTATCTCTAAGATAAGATGTAATTTGCCAGTCTATATTATTAACATGAGTTCCACCATCTTTAGTTTCTACAGAATTTACAAATGATATTGCTTTGAATCCTGTTGTTGAATGACCAATTCCAATTTTCCAATGTTCAGATTGATCATAAAAAACTGGTGTTACATAACGACTTGCATAATCTTTAAATGTTCCAAAAGCAATTGGCTTATCATTTAAAAATATTTTAAGTGTAGGGTTACATGCTGCAATATCAATAAGTCTTCTAGTTATCATTAAATAATGATTCTTATTAATACCACTTAAACCAAATCTTGCAAAATCAGTAAGATATGTTATTTTTGTAAATGAAGTTTTCTTATTAGTAATTTTAGGTTTAGTTCTTTCAGACATGTTATTTTTAAAAGTCTGAACAAAGTGTTTTGTACCATCACAAGTTTCAATTATAAATTCTTTACTAAATATATTTGTTAATGTACTACCTACACCATTAGTTCCAACAACAACCCTATCTTCAGTATCATCAAAATTACTACCAGCCTTTAAATTAGAAAAGATCATTTCAGGTACCCACTCATCATACTCTTTATGAATCTTTACAGGTATACCTCCATTATCCCATATTGATATTGACCCTGTTGCCATATCAATATCTACCTTAACTTTATTTAATTTAGAATTTCTTTTATGTTCATCTACTGAATTGGAAACAATTTCATCAAAGAGTTTTAAGAAACCTGGATTATAAGTTACTTCAGTAAGTTGAAATTGATCTTTACCTTTTATTGGTAAAAATACTTCTTCTGTATGTGGCTTAATCGATCCGACATACATACCAGGTCTTAACAAGACATGTTCGGTATCTGTTAGTTTCTGGTATTTCTTTTCAATGTTTACTGCCATGTATTTTTATTTTTATATAGTAACTTTTATGATTTGTTTATCTAAATCGTCTTTTTAGGCTAGCATTAAGAGAATGTAAGTAAATATCATATACATTATATACATCATCAGGAAATGGTTTAAACCATTTAGTTTCCCAAAGAGATATTAGTTTTCTTAACGCAGGATAATGAATGAGTTTATTTTCTTCATTCTTTATAATCTTAATTACAAAGTCATAATCTTTTCTCATAATGTATATTTTAATATTGTGGAGAATAGCGGAATCGAACCGTTGACCTCCTGCGTGCAAGGCAGGCGCTCTAGCCATCTGAGCTAATTCCCCTTTGTGGAGGTGGTGGGATTCGAACCCACGTCCAATATGTATTCATAAAAACCATTCTTACAGCGTAGGATAAGTTTTTATAAACTTCCATAATCAATAATGTTTTAAGCATAACATTCTAAAACTGCGTACTGTATAAAACTCTTAAGGTGGTTTTTGATAGCTCGCCCATGTACACCTATACTGCTTCGTTTTACATCTTAGTTATTTACAAGCATACTATATAACATGATGTGCATTACTTACCTACTTAGGCAGCCATTGCGTACTCAGCGTTGTCGGCTAAGGTTGATGGAAGGTCATCACCCGGCGCTGTAGTTTTTATTTCAATCATACTGTCAAAAACCGTTCACCCCCAATAATTCAAAGAACTTTATTATATATTATAAGTAATCTTAGGGTGTAGATGGAATGCTCTTTTTAATTCTTCATAACCTTTCTTTGACCCAAATCTGTTATTTGCCCCTATATGCCACGTAATTTTTTCATCATCAGAATATTCACGATATTCTTTCCAATCATATATAGTAATTGCGGTACCATCTTCGGTTTGCATTTCCCATTCGTTTTGAACCTTTTCATCGATATCATCATCAGTATACATTACACTGCCACATACTTTTTCTATATCTTTTTTAGCTGCTATAAAATCATGTCCGTGGAATGATGTCCCGTTTGCTAAATCTGGTTGTTCTAATTTATTCATATTGTTTAATGTTAATGTTCAGTATATTATAATAATAACAAATCTTTTCTCTTTCTGAAAGATTAATATGGCATTTCTATATTTTTATTTTCTTCAGCTCTAAGTCTTGCAATTAATTTAGTACATATAACTTTAAGCTCTTTAGAAAACTCACCCTTTTCAATTATCCAATTAATATAATTTGAATCATTTCTATATATAGTTTCAAAAGCAAAACCTTTATGTTTACCAAAGTTAAATATAATTGTTCTCTTACCGTCTATTTCAGCAAATTTTAATTTACCACTTAAATCTACTTGATCTGCTCTACGAGTATTTACTTCTTTATCAATTGCTTCGGCGGTTTCTGCCATTGGGTATACTTCTCTCTGTTTTTGAAATATTTCCATTGTAGCTCTAACATCGGCCTCAGCCCTATGTGCACCTTCTAAATCTTTACCTGTGAATTTTTTATAAGTACTAGTTAGATCTCTCTTTTCATAGTTACTGTAAATAAGGAAAGGATCCATTACAGCTTTGCTTCGATGATTAAAGATAATACCACATCTCATAAACTCTTCACATAAGAAAGGTACATCAAAGAATAAGGCGTTATAACCTCCTAAGTCACTATCACCAATAAAATCATTTATTTCAGATGCTATCATTTCAAAGGTAGGTTTATCCTTTAGCATCTCTAGAGAAATTCCATGCTTATCTTCAGCCTCAGGTCGCATCTCTACATTTCCTGGGTTAACTAATTGATTATAAGTTTCAATTTCATTTCCATCAAAATCAGTCTTGATCATACATATCTCAATGATGCGATCTGATGTTGTACTTATTCCTGTGGTCTCTAAGTCAAACCAAACTATATTCTTTTTCATACTATACTTTTTATTTCAGCTGTTATTATATTTTATATAGCTAAAAATGAAGTTAGTTTTAAGAATTAATAAACTTTTATTAATTAAATAGGACTATCAGGATAGTAGTCATCATAGTCATCTTTGATATAAGGTTTATCTTTTTTAAAAATTTTTAATATAAAAGTTAAAATCTTACGAAACATGATTAATAATAACATTAGGTGTCAAGCTTAACTACAAATTCTGCAGACGCGATATCACCTGGTAAGTTTGTTATTGCTTGGCTTAATGATGCTAATGTAGCATTTAATTTTTTCATATCTCCCATACCCTTAGCTGCCACTGGTGCTGGTGCTGCGCCACGATTTCCACCGTCAAATGCATTTTGTATTTTATCTATAGCACTAGGACCACCGCCACCCGTTTCAGCCATCATATCTCTAATATCTTCTACTGCTTTAGCTAATGCTTTATATGCGCCTTTATCCTCGGACAGAGTAGAGCTTGATTTAAATAGATCGCCAAAGGCTACTGTCTTGTCAATATCTATTTTATTAATAGAATCTGCAATCTTGGAAATTCCATCAGCTGCTTTGTCTAATAATCCTTTTTCTGCAACATCCCCTAGAGTTACAATGAATGTTGAGAAGTCTTTTAGTTGCGGTGATACTTCTGGGTTAGTTGCATAAAGATCACTAAATGAAGTTCCTATCGATGTTAATAGAGTCCCAATAGATTGTGCTACAGAAACAGGATCAAAATCTCCACTAAACGCTTTAAGTCCAGCTGCAATATCAGTTAACGCAGCACCTGCACCGTCTACCGCATCAATACCTTTTTCAATTTTATTTTCATCCCATGATATAAACCAATTACCATCAGATTCTTCATTTTCACTTCCACCAACAGAAGCAAAAGCTTGGCCTACCATTCCTAAAACTGCTTTAATTTTTGCTGCTGTTGCATTTGGATCTTTTAAACCTGCAAACTTTTCTAATGCTGTTCCTATTTTAACTAATTCATCACCTGCACCTTTAACGGATCTAATACCTTCTTCTGTTGCAGTTGACTTAATACCAAATAAACTGCTAAAAAATCCACCTGACTCAACATCTTGATCTGCGCCACCTATTGCAGCAAAAGCTTGTGAGACAAAACCAAGTACTTCTCCAATTTTTGCAGCTGTACCTGCTGGATCTTTTATTCCACTAAAAGCTTCTAAGCCTTTGGCAATTCCAGTTAATGCATCTCCTGCATCCCTAACAGATCTAATACCTTCTTCTGTTGCAGTTGACTTAATACCAAATAAACCACTAAAAAAACCACCTGACTCAACATCTTGATCTGCACCACCTATTGCAGCAAAAGCTTCAGAGACAAATCCAAGTACCATGCCTATATCTTCTGCTAGTGTTTTAATGTTAATTTTTGATTTTACTAGAGCACTAAATGCAGTTAAACCTGTTGCTATACTAGTTAAAGCCTTTCCTGCCCCCATAACAGAATCTATACCTTTCTCTGTGGCGTTAGGGCTAAATGCATTACCAAATACTGCACCAAATACTCCTCCAGGTGCTGCTGCTTCTCCACCTGCTTGCGCAAATGCAGCACTTATACCAGATAGAACTGTTGTTAATTGTAAACTATCATCAGCAGTCCAACTTATTTTTTTATATTCTTTTAAACCAACAGATAATACAGTCAATGCTTTACCTGCTGCTGCAAATCCTACTGCTGCTGCTGTCATTTGAACGGCATCAGCCCCACCACTTATTGCCCCACCTATACTCTTAAAGATTCCACTAATTACACCACCTTTATTAGGAGGTCCTATAAATGCTGACTTTACACCAGCTAACGTAGTTGTTAAGTTAAGAGCATCCTCTTGAGTAAAATTAACTGATTGCATTGCTGCTAAACCAGGTGCTAATACTAGTAATGCAGCACCTACTGCTGCAAATGCAACTGCACCAGGTACTATTGCAATTGCAGCAAGACCTGCTGCTGCAAACACTAAACCTAATGCGGTTAATACGCCAGCCTGAACAGCAACACTATCTAATGTTGCATCTTTGGTAGCTTTAGCAAATGGAATATACCCTAAACCAAATACCGCCAGACCTAATCCCATAAGTACAAGGGAAAGGGCACCTTGTGCTATTAAACTTAGCCCTACACCTAATAGTGCTGTTACTAAACCAATACCACCTAAGACTGCTAATTGCATACCAACATCTTTTATATCAGTAACAGTTGCTGATACTGATGCTGCAAATATTGCATAACCTATTCCAAAGACAATTAAGCCTGCACCCATAAGAATAAGAGATAATGATCCTTTATTAATTTGTTTATTTAGTAATCCAATTAATGCTACAGCACCACCTATTAAAACTAAACTAGCAACCATTCCTAGAAGAATCGTAGGTTGTAGCATAATAAAGAATGTAGTTATTGCAAATATAGCTAATCCTATACCAAATGATTTTAGAGCATCACCAACTCTGTCCAATGCCTTTGCACCTTTAGTAATAGGTTTACTAAGCCTACCAAGTAATAGCATAGCACCACCTATTAAAATTAAACTAATAATTAAAAATGGAATTGCAATAATACCAACAACAGCTACTAAGCCGGCAAGTGCCAAACCTTTAGCAAATGATAACAGTGAAGTACCCATTAAATCTAGAGCCTTACTACCTTTTTTAATTTCTTTTGATTCTTTACCTAGTTTTTCAAACGTAGGCAACAACATTTTTAAAGATTTCTTTAATAATTCTATACCTATCATTCCTATTGGTAAAAGAAAAGTTGCTTTAACTAAATTTTTTGCAAATGTACCAATGGAATCAGCTATTATCTTAAAACCTTCTGCTGCTTTCTTTACTTTCTTACCATTAAACTGATTCATGATATCAAAGAGATCATATAGTGTATCTCTAAACTTTCTAATACCAGACTTTGGAACAAGGCTAAATATTAACATACCTTTTGCCAGTGTTGAGGCACCAGCACCTAGCAGTTTTAATGCTTCTCCTCCTTCTTTAAGTTTATCTGCTTTTCCACCACCAGCAGCCCCTGCTGCACCACCTCCACCTTTTCCGCTAGCAATTTTAGCTAGCAGCTTATTACGATTTAATGCAAGGCGAAGCATTATTGAATCTATATTACCATCAATTGCTCCGGTTTGTGCAGCAACCAGTTTATCTAATTTTTGTAGCACAGCATTAGTGCCTTGGGTTTGCGTGCCTATTGCTATAGATAAAGAATCCACAGCATCTGCCGTGGATTCAGTAGCAGCTTGGATCTTAGTTAACGGATCCATCAAATCTTTTAAAGTTACAGCAGCCATTTAAATTTTATTTTTACAATTTCGGCATGGATATACTAGGCATCTTAGGCATCTTAGGATTTTTCATTTTACTAGATAGCCCATCCATATTGTATTTATCCTGTGTGTCTTTAGTATTCTGTTGCTCTTGCTTATTACGGTCTTTTAACAGATCATTATAGATTTCTAGTGTATACTCATATTCATAGAAAGGAAGCAAATCCAACTCTGATGGTTGGAGATGCAACTTTTCTAATAACAGTACTCTAATTTTAAAGAAGTTCAGAAGAGATATCTGAAACAATGAATAGAGCTTTGATACCGCCGGGAAACGTGAGCGGCACGGTGACCTCCTCACCGCAGCTTTTACATGGGAATACCATCTCCGGTTTAACACCGACTTTCATATCTTCAGCTAATCTGTAGACAATTGTATATTTTGTAGAATCCCAACCTTGAAAGGATGTTATCTTTGAAAATATATCTTTTTCATTCCATCCTCGCCATTCTCTCTGTAAGTAAGGTAATATAGCCAGTGTAGATTTATCCCACCCTAAGTTTTTCTCTTCTCTATCTCTCACGTAATCAGTTATGGCCCGCATAACACCCATAGTAGGAGGTGCCATTTGTATAACACCATAATTTTTAGTTGCGACAGAATAACATCTATCATTTTCATCATAGTACTTTTCAAATTTTTCTACAACAGTATTAAATTGTAAATTATTAGTTCTTAGTTCTATAGATTCTTGAGTTTTACAATCTTGAGATTTACATGATTTTTTACCAACTGGCATCATTAGTGTTTGTTCACCAGTCTTAAATGTTAATTCTCTAATTGAAAGTATTAGATAAATTCTATCTTCTTCAAGAATATCTTTGTAAGAACCTCTTTGGTTCCCATACATTACTTTACAACATGATATTACTATGTTATTTAATCCTTCATCTACTTCCCTAAGGTTTTCTTCATCCATTGTCGAAAAGTTTCTAACTTCAGCAACCTTTGCAGGTCTAATATGAATTTCAAAATCATCTCTATAAAATTTACCTTTGGATGGGAATGTACTAAGATCTAATGCAGTATAACCAACCATTGCATTTATTCTTTTAATTTCAGGATCATCTGAAGTAATTTTACCCATTTGGCGGGCAACATCTACCTTTCCTAATTCTTGTACTACATTATTAGGAGTTTCGGTAGCCTCTACTGAAATACCTTCAGCTGCTTCAAACTCTTTTTTAATATTATCTTCGTGCTCTGACATTTTTAATTATTTTTTATTAATTGTTTCTCAATTTTATTTTCATCAACAATATGTTCTACTATTAATTGTCTAACATATCTTGAAATGGCAACAGGTTTAATTCTGTTTTCCATCGACTTTTGTATAATAATTGCATTAAGACTATCTTCATCTTCAGGCGTTAATAATACTTGTAATTTTTTAGTAAGTTTTTTCTTTTGTGGAATAAGCTCTTGTACAGTTTCATTAAAACCATATTTAGGATTATCAGATTTAAATTTATTAATCCAATATTCTACTCTTTTTAAAATATCACCGAGGGAATCGTCTTCTTTAAAAACTTCTAAGACTTCTCTGTTAAATGAAGTAGTTCCAAAATCTTTTACGGCACGCCTGATGTATTTACCTGATCCAAAGTTATTTGGATTATCATTTACTGAATACCCAACGTAAACTTTATTCGTTTTTTGTTGTTGTAATTTATAGATTATCATTTTTCTATATTATATATTTTATATTATATATTAGAGTGAAGGCAAAAAAACTGGGAATAGTTTAATATTCCCAGTTTTAATTTTAATTAATTAGTATTAAGATCCTACATTCTCTTCAACCCAATGATCACAACGATAAGTCATTGTTAATTCTACTGCATCTTGAGTTGCATAGTTCATTTCATCAACAAAATCAATTTGACCTATTGGGAATACATCTTTAAATGTAATCTTTCTATAAATATCACCAGCTCTGTTATACTGAACTAAAATCATACTTCCTACATAATCCTTCTTTAATCCCATTTCACCAGTTAATGGATCATAGATTAAATTGGTCCAGTTACGGAATGTATTATATATGTAATTTTCATTTGCATCATTTAAGTTAAGTGTGAAGTTAACTGGTAAATCAACAAACGTTTGACCGGGCATACCTGCGTATGATCTATCAGCAAATTTATATTTTTGCATTATTGGATCAATTGATGGGTTTAACGCATTCAATCCTCCAATGGATATTACTTGCTCTAAGATTAGACCTGTGTCATCCCCTAATGGCGAAAATACAGTCAGCTCAAAGAGGTTAGGTTGAATTGGTTCGAACCTTTGGCTACTGGCCCTTGATTGGGTATAATGTGGTAACGGCATAGTTTATTTTTGTTTTTTTATATATTCATCTTTAGTTACTCCTTATTGAAAGTTTCCTGTACTAATTGCCCCAGTTCTTAAAATAGTTGTTCTTTGTACAAGAATTTCCATTCCTCTTACTGGTTCAATATATGTATCTAGGATACCTACATTCTGATCAATTACTTCTGGTGTGTTATTTGTTTCATCCATTATATTTCTATAATCATAAACACCATCATCATTTTGAACAGTTGATAAGAAGTTATCAGCTAATGTTTTAATTTCTAATCTCGTTTGAGCTGTATTAAATTCAAATAAGTAGTTTTTAAGAATTGCATCAATACCATCTTGGATATAAATTACAACCTCTCTAACGTTAATTGAACTTAAAGCAGATTTAGGAACCTGTTGTGCAGTTTTATTTGCAAATATAGTTGGTCCTGTTCCACTTTGGAATACAATCGGATTAATTCCAAACGGTTCTAAGTAGTAACGATCTTCTTGATCTAAGTTTATTTCTAAACCTACAACCCCACTACCACCTATTACTCCACGTCTTACACCAGCCACGATTGACCACGGCAATGCGTTTTCATATTTAAGTATGTAATTATTAGAAACATATGCAGCAGGTGGAACGCTTATGTTCTTACCTAAATCTCTAACAGTCATAAACGGATAATAAAAACTACCCCAAGAACCACCGCTTGTTGCAGATGGTAATGAGAATCTAATTGTTGGATTCAATGCAAGATTTCCACCTTCAGCTATAAACTTGGAAGATAAACCGCCAATTGCATCAGTAAAGCTTGGATCAGTATTTTTCTTAAAGTCTTTAGCTGATGGTGCATTAATAATTGCAAAAGCATTTTTTCTACCAGCACACAAGTTGGTATAGATTGCTTTACAATTTGCTTCAACACCATTTCCATAAGTATCAACTACATAACGGAAGTTAATTGTTTCCTTGTCGGTTAGCGCTTTATATAAATTAGTACCACCTAAAATTGGAGATAAACAATAATTCTGTCTAGCATTTGTTCCATTAGGTACATGTTTAGTAGCATCTAATTTAAATCCAGGTAAAAGGAATATATTAAGATAATCAATCCATGAATCGATTGGATAATATAATTCTACCTTTCTTTGTGCTGGGTTTGTTAATAATTCAACATCAATTTCAGATTGGCAAGTAACCAATAATGCAGTTTGGCCTGCAGGTATAATTGGATATTGCGAAGGAGTTACACTACCTACAACAGAATTAATTCTTGTTAACCTTGATGGTGTTCCAGCGGCTGTACCATTTAAATGTACTAAATAATTTCCTACTACTACATCAGCTATTTCTGGTGTTACAGCTATATCAGCATTTATTAAAATTTGGTTAGGTTTTAGTGTTGGTTCATTTAATGTATCACCTATAATATCAATTCCTAAATTAAGAGCGCCTTTTAAAGTTTGTACACCTAAAGTAGCGGCTGGCCATAAAGCTGGAATTAATGCAGTACTAGTAGATTTTGCAAAAAATCCAGTACTATCTAAAGTAAATTGACTGTGTGGTGTTAAATTTGTATAACTATCTTCAGTGTAAGGAGTAATCCTAACAGCTGGCATAAAATAAGCAGGATCCGATATTGCAATCGTATTTACTGCTGTTGTTGGCCCACCTGTATGAATAAATCCATAATTAATAGCATTCATTACTAAGTATGAAGTATACTGTTGTCCACCTATTTCATAAACTGCTTCATCACCATCGGTTAATACGCCAGTCGCAAACTGAGATTGAACAGTTGATCCATAAGAACCTATAATCCCAGCAGTTGGAGTAGCTTGTGAAAATTCATCAGATACAAAATTAAAGTCTGCTTCATTAATATAAGTATAACTCGCAGCACCACCTATTTGGAAGTCTCCTACGACAATACCACCTACATCAGATAATAATACAGTTATAGTGTTACCTATTACTTGTACAGATATTACTGGTACATATTTTCCGGCAGCTAATATAAATGATCCTACTACAGTTGCAGTATTAGCAGTCATTGTACTGAATGCAGTCCATAAAGCATCTTTAACGGCATTTGTGTTTGTTACTTGTATTTGTATATCATCTCCACTACTTGGAACATCTACAGTAATTGTACTTGTAGCATTTATAACTACAGTTCCAGGTTCGAAGTTTCTTGCAAAAGATAAGTCAGAAACTATTGATCCACTATATGATAAAAAGTTAACATCATCCTGGCTACCAAACGCTGTAGCAGCTTCAAGATTATGTCCTACCATATCAATTCCCCCAGGAACACCATCTATTAATGTATCACCGTCAAATAAATTTTCATTAACAGTAACAAATAATCCAGTGCTTGCAGTATCAGCATTAACAACTTTTTCAATGAAAAGGTTATTACCTAATAGATCTACAAAATCAGGAAGCAAACATGCAGTATAAGTTGCTCGTAAGTTTACTTCAGTTTCATTAAAGAATTCTTGTAATTTAGTATCTGTAGCATCAGTTGCAAACTTTTTTCTTAATAATCCTTGTGTTGGATCAAAATATTGTTGGAACGTTGGATCTGATGCAAACCTTGAGTAAGGTACAGTTGTACTAAAGTCTCCACCAAAGTTTCCTTCTATTACAAAGACATCTACAAAGAAGTCAGATATTAAACTATCCTTATTTAAATAACCTGGTACATTAGCAGAACCATACCATTCTTCTACAGTTACTTGATACTGTAAAACATTTGTTGGTGCAGATTTTTTAACTATTACTGAAATAGGATTCTGTCCTAGGTTAGTAACATCTAATAAATCATTAACAGTTAATGAACTTAGTGTATCTTGGTCTGCTCCAACATTAGTTAAAAAATCATCAGTTGATGGAAACCAAAATTTATCTCTATTATAAAATTTTTGATACTCATATAAAGCTCCAGCATTTTTTTGTGTTTCTGGTGTTGCTGCTGTTGCAAATCGAATAGCATTAACTTTATCATCTTTATCTAAGTTAAGTAGGTTTAGTGCAAGAATTGGCCCTCTTTCCAATGCAGCTAAACAGCTTCTGTGGAAAAAAGAATCTTTTCTTTCTAAGTTTCTATCTATATCTCCATATACTTGCTTAAAAAAGGCAGTATCAGGAATAAATACAGGTGTATTGAATGGGCCTGTCTTAGAAAAACCGACTACAAGTCGTGTTTGATTAGCAGGAATACTTACTACTTGACTTTTGTCAAATTCGAAACGATATGTACCTGCAGCTTTAAGAGAAGCGATTTTTGGATCTAGTGCCATCTTGTATTATATTTTTTTTGTTTATTAGTTTTTTTATATATCTACCAAGTAACTACTTTTTATATTAAGTCGTAAATATCAAAATTTAGATTTCCTCCTTTTGAATCTTTTTCTAAAATTTCATCTATTAGGTTTTGAATAGACGGATCTATCACATCATAAATTTCCTCAACAAAATCAGAAAAATCTAAAGTAGTAAAGAATTCAGAACTATTTATACAAGTCATTATTAAATCATCATTACCTAATTGCCCTGCATAAGAGCCATTAGGAAGTTTTCCAAAAGTAGATGATTCTTTTACAGTATCTTTATCAAAAATTTGAATTTTATTTTGAGAAATATATTTCTTAAAATTCTGGCAAAATATAGGCTTGTTATCTTTCTTTACTTTAAGGCCAAATTGTTTTGTCTTAGCATCAACTCGGTGTTTAAATTTAACAACACTTTCTTCATCAAATTCATTTCTTTGTGGAAATACAGTTTCCATTCTTTTTATTAATTCTCCACCAAACATATTCCATTCTATAATTAGTTTTACATTCTCTGAATAAAATAAATCAAATGCTAAAATATAAAGTGTTTTTGCAAACTCCTCAATAGTATGCTCATTACTTCTGAATCTTCCTACTTGCCTAATTCCAAAAAAGTCAATAAAACTACCTGGGGTTGTTACGTTCTTCCAATCACTTTGATCTAACATCTGTATTTGGAAAATATTAATAACAGAATAATCTCCACCAGTACCTTCAGCAATATCAACTGAAAATACCCAATAGTTATAATCTTCTTCTATCTCATCTAAATTAAAACCAGGTTGCCAAAGCAGCCCAGAATAATCAATCTCAGCATCATCAAACTCTGGAATTTCTTTATGTTCAAATTTTACTTGATTTTCAGTAAGCTTTTTTAAACTAGCCGGGTTTAACAATAAAGAAGAGCCTGCTATAAATTGATTTCCATATTGTCTATTAAAAGCTTCTTCACTACCTAAGTTAGCAACTTCTTGTCGCATCCAAGTATCATCTCGCCCTGGTACATCCCACCAATCAACTCGGAATGGAACGTATTCACTTAATCCTCTATCAGCGGCAGTATAGATGTCATAGAACTTGTTAAATCCATTAGGTGTGCTAGTTATTATAACTTTTGAATTAATAGATGCAGATACCGTTGGATACACGTTTTCATAAAAGGTATCTACAAAGTTTGCAGGTATATGCGCAAACTCATCCATAAATAATAAATGAATAGTAAAACCAATTGCTGCTTTCTTTGTAGTAGTCTGTCCAATTATTCTACAACCGTTATCAAATTTAGAGTTAAACACATCCCATTTAAGAGTACCGGGCTTGATAAAGAAAGGTAAATGTTCTAATATAGTTTTACCTTTATCAATGATTTCTCTTGTTGTAGCACCCTTATTTGAAAGTATTAGTGAATTCTTATCAAAATTAAATACAGAATACCATGCAATAAAAATAGAAGAACATATTGTTTTACCAACCTGTCTACTTGCTAAACATACATTAAATCTCTCTGCTTGAAATTGCTTTAACATATCTTCTTGGTAAGGCCTTAAATTAATTGTCTGTAGACCATAATCAGTCATTACAGTACAATAAGTATTGGCAAAATATACAATATCTTTTGCACACTTTTTAATTTCTCTTATTTCTTCATCAGTATAATTAAATACAATATTACCTTTTCTTAAATTAGGATTACCTTCATAAAAAGGAGTTGACTTTGGTTTATAACCTTCATCTAAAGCTAACATTAACTTTTCTACTTTATTGGAAGTCCATGCAAAAGACTCAGCACCTTTCGATACTTTAAATTCAAATCCTGCTGATTCTGCTTGCGGTTTAGCCATTGTCTTCTGTTAAAATAGCAATAAGATCTGTAATATGAATTAGTTCAAATTCAACATTGTCTAATCTCACAATAGTCCCTTTGCCCATATTTTTTAATACAACATCACCTTTCTTTAAATCTTTATTATCTCCTGAATTAATAATCTTTACTTTACGATTATATTTTTCAACTGACATAATAATGCCACTGGCTGTTGTTCTCTCTTGTTGTTCAATTTCTTGAACTAACAAATAATTATTCTTCATCTTCATTTCCATCGACATCTTGTATATCTTCTTCTTTAATTGTATCTTGTAAAGCTCTCATTAAATCTTTTGTCCCTCGAGATTTAATACCACTTTGTTTATTGGACGAGGATGAACTTTCAGTATTATGATAAACATCTACATCACGAGATATCTTTTTAGCATTTTCCTCAATTGCTATCATATACATTGTTTGGCTTTTAATAATATCTAAGAGTGTTCTTTGTAAATCGCTAAGAACTTCAAACATTCTTGGGGAAACATCACCTTCATGTATAGTCTCCATTAGTAAAGTAATAGCAGTTTCACTGTTTTGCATTTGTCTAATTAACATAGATAGTGCAAATTCATCCAATTGAGCCTTGGCTCTAATATATTCATGCTCTGCAATAATCTCCTCACTTAAATAAAAAGTTAATAAACTATTCATTACCTTTTCGGCTTTGTTTTTAGCTTTAACTAATTGAGTGCCTTGATTGCTTTCAATTCTTACTGGTTGTAGTTCTTCAGAATTTTCACTTAAACCTTCTACTTCATCTGGTAAATCATTTAAGAGATCTCCTAGGCTATCACGAAATTTTCCTTTCGACGAGTCTTTCATTTGTATCTAAATTTATAATATATATTCCAAGTTATCTTGGGTTAGTAACAGTTGGAAGCAATAATTCTGGGGATGCATTATCTAATAATAAAGCTAAGTGAGAATCTTTTACTACATATTGACTTAAAATTAATTCTTGTAGTTCTTCTTCTATAGGTTCACTCCATATTCTTATATTAGTTAAATCAGTTTCACAACCTAATAACTTCCATGCATAGCCTGCAGGTACACTAGTTGCAGGTATAGTTTGTGTATTAATATATATGCTCTTAAGATCAGCTGTTCTATCTGGATTTATTGCTGCAGTTAACTCTACAGTATTATATAAAAATAATGATAATTGTTTTGCTAAGTTATTTAAATTAATAGTAGCAGCATACCACTCCCCTTTAGTAAGTATTATTGAACTTTTTGACAAATCATATTTATAATAAGTATCATTAAGTTTAATTATAAACCAGTTTGCAGTATAAGTTAATTGAACAAAACTTAATGTTGGTACAACATCAGTATCATATGAAATAAATGTATTACTAACTTCTTTATTAAATTTAGCAGTATTAGTTATAATACTGTCAATATATGAAATATCTAGTGTAATTGTATTAGTTGCAACATCTACTGATTTTACCGGCTGAATCCCATTATAAGAAGTTGTTCCTTTTATAGCTATCCAATCACCAGCCTTTAGTGTTAGTGGTAAACCTGGTGTAGTTATCATAGGATTGCCTGCATTATTAGTTATTGAAGTAATTAAAACATTCTTACCTATTGGTGCTTTATATGTAGGTCTAAACCAAAATGTAAATGCTCTACTATCTGTAGCAGTCCAACCACCAGTGTATCTATATTTAACACCTATTGCTCCATTTAATAAAGTTCCTAATGCGTAATGATATTTAGAAATGATTGTCCACTGATTGTAAACATTCTCTTCTGTAATAGTCATCTTTTTATTTAGAGCTCTTCTTACATAATCATTTGATTGACTACCTATAGTATTATACTCATTAGGTTTTCTAACATCTTTAAATTCATTTTCTCGTTCAACTCTAAACTTTTCTTCTACATTAGATACTAGTGCTTCAGTAGATGTTTCAGCTGCAATACCTTCTACAGTATTTTCAAAACCAACATTTGTTCTTTGTTGATAAGTAACAAGACTTACTCTCCAATATGATCCAGTATACATAAAGTCATCGGCCTCAGCCATTGCATCAACTTCATACATACGATTTAAAAACTGTTTAAAATGTAAATAGTCTCTCATTTGTGGTTTAGCACCAATACCAAAGACTGCTTCAAATGCAGATTTTACAATATGAATTTCAAACTGTACAGGAAAATCCATCATTAACGGATTAAATGCAATGTCTCTAGTAGGAAGCTCATTATCAGGTATCATTATCTTAACCTCACCAGATTTAATAACATCAAATAATGAATATTCTTTTAGAATAACATCACTACTTCTTTGATCAGCCTTAGTTTTATAATAATCTACACAGAACCCAAATAAGTTGGATGCCATTGCTGATAGCTGAGTATACATTTGACCTGCTCTTGATATGTCATACGGGTTCCACCCACCTTCACAGCAATCAAATGCTAAGTTTAATGCGCCTGAACAACCATCAACACCACCACAATCAATTTGAGGTATTTTACAAATTACACCACCATCGGTTACGATTTCTAATGCAATAGAATTAAATGTTAAGGTACAATCTCCAACTTGCGTATATCTATATTGAATCCAAAATTTATTTGCAGGATTTAAAACTAATAATTCTAAATTAGCATCAGTAAGAAGTACCCAATCAGAATATGTTACCCCATCTATGCCCCACCTAAAATCTTTAGTATAAAAACAAGAAGTACTCTCACCTGTTATAGAATCAGTAAATCCTAATACTTCTGTTACATTTTCGTAAGGTGACTGGATGCTAACTAATAGTTGGTCTCCGTTAGTGGTTGTTGATGATCCTGTTACTGCCATGTTATGAGTTTATTTGTTGATATGAACTACTGGAATCACCTTCTTTTTTAAAAGTTTCTCCAATTATATAAGAACCTACAAATGGTGTTAACGCAGCAAAGTATGCAGCGGCACCCATAAGATCAGCATGTTTAACAATAACCCAAACACCTATAATAGTCCAAAGGGCAATTGTAATATACATTAGATTTTCTCGTTTACTATTTTTGCCTTTTCTAAAAATTGAACTATTACTGCTTGGTCTCATGCTTTCACCAAAGATATATGATGCTACAAATCCAGTTAAAGAAATAAAGTATCCGGCTAATTGAGTAAAGTCCGTATCAAAGTATGTAGCAGTAACACCAACAGCTACCCACAAAAATACAACCAAGTAAGTAATACACTCACGCTTTGATTCACAACAACGACTAAGAAAAGATTTCATATACAAACAATATTTTGTTTATATATTCATGTTCTAATATGGTGTATAATCGGTCTTAACTAATAATATTGGATTGTCTTCTTCTATTTTAGGATCAACTGCTGTAATAATATCAAAAGCATCTAAGATTTGTGCTTCTTCCATTTCAGCTAATATATCAAATAATGTAACTGCATTAATATAAAAATAAGAAGTTCTTTCTAAATATTTGTTTTTCATTATTCCTACATCCATAAATCTTTTATTGAATGTATCTAATTGTTCTCTATCTAATATTTTAGTAAGATCAAAAGTTCCTTCTATTATATTAAAATGAAAACTTACAATTTCTCGACCATCCCCAACTTTTATCAATCTTGAAAATATCTTTTCATTAGATATCTTAAACGTGATTGTCTCTAAGTTTACAAGCCTATTAATTATAGCTTGTAAAAAGAAAATAGAATTCGGTTTAAAGTTAGGGTTAGGTAATAGATCTTGGTCAATTACCTTTTTCATTTCTGCTCTTAAAAATGAAGAAGTTTTTATTGCACTCCGAAATTGATCTAATGATACAATAAATTCTGTATCATTATCAGATTCATTTCTGCATTCTTTCTTTACTTTTGATATAATAAGATTATCAACATAATCGTTTTTATATAAGGTAAATGCAATATGAGTCGGTATTTCTAATTCAAATTGTTTATCAATCAACATCATTACTCATCTGTTTTTCTAATACTGTTATTGCATTTTTAACTTCAGATGGGTGGTGCTTCATAGCTTCTTTAAAATCACGTTCCCCTATTTCATTAATCTTTAAATAAAATTCTAAAGCTTTAGGATCAGGGACCCATGTTTTTATTTTCTTAGAGGCTTTGGTTTTAGTATAAATAAAACCAGGTACTCTATTAAATTTTGATGCAACCATTCTCCATGCTTCTGCTTG